GGGGTTGTGATGGCGGTGGTGGTGCGGCTAAACTGTACAAACAGGGTAATTAAGATGAATAAAGATATTAAGGAAAGATTAGAAAGGGATGTAGAGGCAGTAGAAAAATTCCATGACGAAATGGAGTCAGTGTTTCATAATGCCTACTCTCCTATAGTTGGAATAATGGAGTTAAATGCAAGAATGGGTGTGTTACTTAATGTGATTAATCAAATTTATGAGAAAATAGAAAATCAGGAAGCTGATATATGGATAATAAAAGAGTCCAACGATTTACTAGCCCCACTTCTTACAAGATACCGCCAGATATTAACACGAATGGAGATAATATAATGCTATTTGAACCAAAAGATGCTGAATTAATTGATGTAGAGGATAACATACGTGATTTTTGCATGTACTTACATAATGTCAAAAAAGAGTATCTTTATCAACTAGAAGTACTGCAAGTACTGCATCCAGAAGTTCTTGACCAGATCACTTCCTTAATAGACTCCTGCGATCCTGTTAAACCGTATCTCGAAAAGATAATAAGTAAGTAAATAAAATAATAATAGGTAATAACAATGCTATTTGAACCAAGAGAAGACATACAACGAATACCGCAATCCATACCAGTACATGCGGCGGCGGTTATCACTCCACAAGAGCAACGGCTAGCAAGGGATAGTGTGCTGCGTGATAGTGACGAGCGTTTAAAAGACGTTTACAAACAATTAAGAAACAACACCCCTTCACCTAACGATTTTAGAGAAATATAATGACTATTTTGGAATTTTTTCACGAGCATTGGTTTTTAGCCTTTCTTGTAATCTGGGGTATATGTCAGGTTATTTATTCCTTTATTAAGGCTATCACCATAATAATAAGGGGTTATCCGCCAGAAACAACCAACAACGAGAATAAAAAAGATGCTAGTACTAATATTTAACATATGGATGGCTATACAATCAGTGACACACCTTGTACCAGAGGGGGATAACTGCCGTGTTTATTTTGGAAGCAATAATATAGGTATCGCGCAGCCATGCGATAAAGTGGCAGAAGAGATAAATAAGGCGTTTAGCGAGGAGTGGAAGGAGTGATACTTAAAACCGCAAACAAACTTGAGTTATTTGAGGTGTACATTAAGGATGGTAAACTTCCCTTTACTTACACACAGGCGATAAAAGAAGCCCTGGCGGCGATGGAAGGAAAGGCGGTTGATGTGGTAATAAAGTTGCACAGGAAAACACGCTCTTGTAAACAAAACGCTTATTTACAAGGGGTGGTGTATCCAATGATAAATGATGCGGTGTGGCAGCTAACGGGGGAAAGATACACAACTAACGATGACATTGCCGATGATGTGAAAATAGCAGTGGGATGGTATACTATAGAAAAACGCGTAAAAAACTTCGGCGTTCAAGAAGTTGCAATACCTAAGCGTTCAAAGAACTTAAATACCTCTGAATTTCAGGAGTATTGTAATCTAATTAGGGGTTGGGCTTTTGATTTTCTAAAAATCAATATACCTGACCCTGACGGCAAACCATGGGATTTAAATGAAATTTACAACATTACTTAACCGCATAGCACGCACGATTGCCTTTATCATCATTATGATAATTGCCTCTTTATTGGCTATTATAATAACACCATGTATTTATATATGGTGCTGGGTAATTGGTGAAGATACAGAGGACTTTTGCAACCCTGGCGATGCATGGGACGACGAATCTGAATGGCAGAAACTCAAGAAAATATGGGGGCATAATGGCTAAAATAATATCTATTACAGAATCTAAGAAATTTCAAAGGCGTTTAAACAATCTTGAAATCATCTGCGAGGCTTTGAGAAACTATACACCAAAAAACATTAAAGCGGAGGCAAGGGTATATGCTAAAATATTTCATAATACCAGTAACTATAATGCTAATTGTGATGACAGTAACCGCGCTGGTTAATGGCAGAATAAACCAAAAAGCTATGATTAAATGCCAAGAGAAGCAGCCGTATGAGAAATGTTTTAATGATATTTATAGGTAAATTATGTACCCGATAACCACAACACTGAATGCTATTCGTAGCACTTTATCTACTGATGATTTTAATAAACTGTTAAAACATCTAGGCAAAACGGAAGCTGATGATGCACCGTTATTATTTTCAGATATTGCAAGAAGCAATGGTGTACAAGATGCTTTTTGGTGTTTAGAAAGTATTAACCAGGATTTACACCGGAAGCCGATATTCCTGCTAAAGGCAGAAATAGCAGAAAGAGTGCTGCATATTTTTGAAGAAAAATACCCAGAAGATAAAAGACCACGGGATAATATTGTAGCAACCAGGTTTTATGCAGAAGGAAAGCTAACTAAAGAAGAGTTAAGGGTATTTAGGAAACCTGCTGCTGCTGCTGCTGATGAGGCTTATGTTTCTGCGGCTTATGCTGCTTCTTATGCTGCTGCTGCTTCTGCTCATGATTCTTCTGCGGTTCATTATGCTGTTAATGCTGTTAATGCTGCTTCTGATGCTGCTGCTGCCCGTAAACAAGAATCCGCCGCACAACTTGAATTGCTAATTAAATATTTTGGATAATTTATGAAAGACACCCCCATCCTTGATCTAGATTTTGACCTCCCACCTGCATCTTTAATGTGCAAGGTGGGAGAAAATACAATGCAATGCCAATTCTGCGGTAGTGTTATGTATTGTTCTGATGCTCCGGATACTATCTGCACAACTTGTATATCGTATGAGGAGTGAGATGATAATAACATGAAAAATATTTTTATAATAACATTTATACTTTTCGCATTTCAGTCACAAGCAAAGGACATTAAATTGTTCCCAAAGTGGTTTAATGTTCTAGAAAGGCAATCTATAATTGGTGGTGATGCTGTAACCTCATACCAAAAATTAGAAGATGTATATAGAGAAACTCCAGGTCGTTATATCAGCGATAAAAATGATTACTGGAAAACTCCTAAAGAATTTATATTAGAAGGTGGTGGGGATTGCGAAGATTGGGCAATCTATTGGTATTACACAGCAAGGAGAATGGGATTCGCAACAAAGGATTTACGCATATGGATAGGGTATCTAACGGCTCAACCAAATATACATCACGCACTATTAACTGCCAGGATTAATGATACTTGGTATGTGCTTGATATATATAATAATAGCATAATAGGGGTAGATACATATTTTGACAGTACGTTCAGTGGTGTGTATTATTTTAACGAATTAGGGTGGGATTATATTATATGACAAATGACAACTTCTACCCCGTGGATTGCATATGTGGACAGCCGCCATATATATCACATTATGACAAAGGTGTGAAAATATTGTGTGTGAATCCAGAGTGTGATTTTAACCTTAGTATTTCAACACTACAGGCAATAGATGCTGTAGTTGCCTGGAATCAAAGAATAAATAAATTGGGAGAAAGTATGGAACAAGAAATAAATAAGGGTGAGCTATCCGATGGTTATCATACGTTTAATGAATTGTACGAACATAGATATGCTTTATTTGCCCACATGGTAGCGTATAATAAGGATATGGCGTGGAAATCACTTAAACATGATGACGGAAGTATGTTTGAAGGGCAATTTATTGCAGGCGTGGATTTTCCAACAGGTGCAATTACTTATCATATGCCCCTAAGGTTATGGTATTTCTTTGTTTGCAAAGAAGTAGAGAACGCCCCGAAATGGGATGGTTATACTAGTAAAGACGTAATAACAAGAATTTATGATACAGTTTGAACCGCCATCTTAGTTTGTATATATCTCTCTATAGAATGATACAAAGCTACTGCTTTGTATCATTCAGTACAGAATAACTTTGTTACCTACGCACTGAGTGAGGTAGTTATTACTTGGTTTTCGCATTGCCCGTTAGGCTTGCAATCCTTAGTAGGGCTGCCGTGCGTGTGTCTGTCCTTTATCCTAGGATGTGGGCTGTACAGATGCAATATAACAAAACAGAAAGAGAAAAACAACTTAAAAACTTTAACGGAGTATAAACAATGCTACATGATTATATAAGTGATGATTTTAGAGATATGTTGAAATCTATCCTGAAAGCCGATTTCTCAGACGGTACTAAATTAGCATTACTGCTCGATGAATACCGCGAATTATTAAAAGCCTATCGGATTCTGTACAACGAACATCAAATTTGTAACTACGGCTCAAGAATAGAAGTATCATTGCCACGCAACCAATTAGAAGAACTTGCAGCTAAACAATGGAATCTTGACACGAAAATAAATCCTGTTACTATATAACAGGGCATTGCCGCAAGGTGCAATAATTTAAAAGACGCGCGCGAAAATAGAATCCTGACAAAAGCCAGGAGGTGAGGGTTTAAATCCCTCTTGCAGGTTAAACTCCCAATGCCCTGAGGAATTTATGGAAAAAAAGATAGTTTGTTGTCTTGCGACTATGATTGGTCTTTTGACAATACAAAACCACACCGAAGATAACCTTGTATACAAAGCTAGTATATGCTTCAATATGCTCGTTGGTTATTACGCAATGTTTACTTTGGGTAGAGAGGATAATACTTTTCAGGCTAGATTAGCTGAAGAAAGAAGGGCGCAAACTTTAGAAATTGTGTGAGATTAAACGCACTTAATCCTTACACAATTTTTCCCAAGTCAGGTTTTGCTTGATAATCTGGCTTTCCGTACCTTCGGTTAAGATATCATGCTTAGACGGGCGCACGGGCGGGAAGGTAACACAACCATCAATCACGGTTGAAACGCGAGCGCAGCCGCTTGCGTTCATTATCACCAGCATTATCAACAAATTGCGAAGTTTTCTCACGTTGTTTTACCGCATTAAGGGTTGATACCGTATTTTCTTGTATAACCGAATTCTTTCCGGATTGTCTTATTTTAAAAACCACAAGCAGTATACTGCCGGCAATAGCTATATATTTCCAAAGATATTGAATTATTCCAATCATGTTAATCCTTTTTAAACACAGAAGTTGTAGTGTAGCATCGTAGTATAGCGTTAGACACTGCTACAACCAAGCCATAAGCTGCCGCCTGCTTGGGATTCATTAAGGGCGCAACGTCAACTACCTGTAACACAGGCAAAATAGCCAGCGCACCATTAAGTAGAATAGTTTTATAGCCTTTCAGTTTATTTTTCACTGTCATTTACTTTACTCCTGTTACATTTTTCCAAGATTAACAATTTATCCACCTGGTATACATCTTCTGTAACACAGCTATTAACCTTCTTTTCTAAGTATATCATATCATTTTCTAAAATCAGCACTTTATTACTAAGATAAAATACGTATGAAGCAACAGTCGTACCCGCCGCCCATGCTCCAAGTAATAATGGGATAATCGGTATAGTTAATTTTTCTTTCACTAAATCACCTCTATTAATCCTTTTTGATATTTTCCACCAATATAACTTAACACATCTTTGCGGTTCCATCTAATAGAAACAAAAGAACAATGTATCCAAGAAGGCTCTAAAATAAGCTGGTCAAAATCTAAATTGTCCCTGATATATTGCGCAACTTCTGCTAACGGGGTATTAACAACATAAAAATCAACTGCCTGTCCTTTTGTATGTTGAGAATCCGGCGCACCCTTTATGGCATCATTAAGCTCTTTACAGCGCCACCATGAATTTATAATAACCGGCTTTTTAAAATAAGAACGTACCGGCTCTAATATATAACTTGCTGTTGCTATAATGCGCGGCAAGTATTCTGGCGGCAGCGTATTGTCTATCCCAGATTTAGTTTTTATCACCTCACCATATGTAAAATGCTCTGATACTTTATCTTTAAGCTGCATCACCTCCCCCAGTATTCCAATAACCAATTAAAAACAATAAAGCATGCTGATACAGTTGGTATTACCACCATTGCCGCACCAACTACAAAAGACTTCCAATTAACAAGCTTATTAACTACTTTAATATACTCCTTGAGGTCGCTGCGTATAAGAATTAACTCACCTAAAACTGAATCCTGCTGTCTCTCAAGCACTTGAAATTTTCCATTGTGTGTGTGTAGTGTAGAATTTGCATCATGCCTAGATTTACGCAATGATGCGATTTCAACCCCTTGTTCTTTTTGCACGTTCTCTACTAAAGTTATTCTGTCGGCTAATTTCATTACTCACCTCCGAACCAACCGGCAGCAACTGCCTCCGCGTCATCTAAAGCAGGCAACTCACTATCTTGATAGTTGCCAAATTTACACAAATAATAATCCTCCTGCGTTGGATGCGGTATTGCTATAGAGTAAGCTGTTGTACGTTGGCTATCTGGCGCAGGCACGCCGTTTATATAGCCAACTTTACCCTCGGGTGTAATTCCTTCAGCCTGCATAGCCGCTTCATGCCATGTATTAAATTGTTGCAATGTAAGAGCGTGATATTTTTTTTCTGTCATAAAAACCTTAAAATTATAATTACATAGGAGTTGGTAAATATCCCAATGCGCATAACCTCTAATTTTGAGTAAAGATAATTAAATTACCGTCCCCATCTATCAATATATCACTGTCTATAAGGTAGCTGCCAGTATTGATATAAACGTTAGATTCTCCAAGGATTCTAATATCTTTATTGGAGCCAGAGGAAATACAATTAGTCAGCCACATATTAGTAATATCCGACCCACCACCGCAGGAAAAATTAACACTGCCTGTATCAGTACTATCTCTTGATGTATGGGAATTTACATTAATATTATAACTTTGTGTATTATCATTTACATCGTGTATATTACGGCCTTCTGATAGGGAGTATTCGCCGTTTATACGCACTATTTTACCCCCATCGTGCATGGTAGATGCGTTATTACTCGTAGATGCTGACCACCCATTATTAACAGCAGTGCAGTTAATTTCTATAGCCGTTGGTATTACGTCATTATATACGTGATAATTAAACCCATCTAAATACCCAAAGGCGCAAGTACAAGTATCCATAATAGTTAAAGCAGTACCCAGGCATTTATAAGCATTGCCAGAACCAACGTATTTAAAAGAGCAGTTCTTGAAGTAAAGTTGCTGTGTATCAGAGCTTGAAGATGTGCGAGCATCAAAGCCAGCGCTAGAGCCACCCTGAAATTGTATACCTTCTATATATCCATGAAAATCGCCTTCTACTTTAGAATACCCATTCATATATAAATTTATATCGGTTGCATCCGCACTTAAATCACGGTTATCACTCGCGTGAACCCATACATTAACATTATCAGTATAATAACTTCCTGCTGTGGCTTCACATGCCGCTTGATTGGCAGCGAGAGGAAGCCTTTTATAATCGCCGTTAGAATCTAGGATAGAGCTGTCATAAACAGAATGTACGTTACTCCTTGCTACAACATAAGTATTAGTTGTTGTAAGCACAAAACCAGTTTTAGTTTCCCATTCCTGCGATATTATAGGGGAGCCAGTTCCTATAATATTAAAATTCTGCGTTGGTGTGGTTTTCCATGTGGCATTCTGCGGATAAGTGCCTGCCGCTACCTGTATTTCATAAGGCGTACCAGTAGCATTACCTGCGGCTATTGCTTCATCTATACTTGCTTTTGGACTTCCTATACTAAGCCCGTTATTAGCACCACTTCCGGTCGTCGCTACGTAATAAGTTGTAGTTGGTGTTATTTTGTAATCATTAGGGTTGATGTTGGTTGTAAAGACAACCCCAGTATATGTTATGTCAAAAGGTATAGTATAACCAAAGCCAGCAGGCAGAGTTATAACCCTAGCGGTTAAAATGCCCCATTTTCCAGAAAGGTAACTTATAACGGAGGCCTTCTCTGTGGTAGTAAGGATTCTATTATACATCTGCTCTTCAAGCATATTGCCGGTTAATTGGTTTCCGCCGCTTCCCGATGCGCATAATTTAGCCTGCGTTATAGTTCCACTGTTTGCTCCCCCAGTATCAGTTATGGCAGTTGCACCATTAACAATAAGCGATTTATTGCTACCGGATTTTTCTATTAGTACAATATTGTAATTAAGATTGTTATTACCAGTAGCTATAAGCTGCATTGTGTTGCTGGTATTGCTGACAAAAGCTATTTCGCCTGCAACTGTATTAAATCTTACATATTGACATTGTGTGGCGCCGTTATTAAATCCTTCCATATAATCAGCCGTGCCGTCTTCGCTGGCTCTCCGCGCTACAATCGCCATTGTATAATCTGCGTTTGTAATACTCAATAATCCAGCCGGAAGGTCAAGCCTATCAGTGCCATCACATAATAAAGAATCAGGAGTTCCTGCTACCATAACAGGTTGATTAGCACCCGTTGCCTGTGTAGCGTTATAACTATTGCCACTAAGATCGGTAAACGATGCCACCGCACCAAGGGGCATAATAGAGGTATCGTACCAAGCAGTAATAGCAATGCCTGCCGGAGTATTTTTATACGGAGCTAATAATTGCTGTGAAGGATTCGCCATATTATGAAACCCCCGAGCCTGAGAATATCCATACAGTATCACTATCTTTATATGCAGTTGCAATACCATTAGGCGCGAGTGTGCGCGTACCTGTGGTAGAAGTGCCAGCTAGATACATAGTATCTGACGTTATGGCAACAGAAAGCGTGTTAATTCTATTCACAAAAGTAATCAGCGTTCCGTTTGGATAGGGTACATTTGCATGTGAATCTATCGTAAATGTACGCGCATTGTCATCTGTAACAGGATGTCGTATAACTCCCCCTGCATCAGATAGCACCGTAGTATAATTAGCACTTTGTGAATTTGGCTGTAACGTTTTGCCAGCAAGCGTATCGTTTACATTAGGCAACTTTACATCATAATCCGTTGCACCAGTGTTACTTGATGCAAGTGTAGTTGTACCTGTTGAGCTTCCTGTAAATTCTACAGAAATCACAGGGCTTATGTTCTGCGGCGTGCCCATGTCATCTATTGGTTTGTCGACCATGTCATTCTCCTAAGAAGTTATTATAAAACCCGTTTTCTCACTATTAACTATTCCATACCCATCAGAATCAGTTAATAGGTTATTAATATTAGTAATCCATTTTGTGTTGAGTTGCGTATATAATGTGGTTAATTGTGCTGTGGTTAATATTTTATCGTAAAATATAACCTCACACATCCAACCTTTAAAGAATAAGCTTGTACCAGCAGGGTTTGAGCCAATCTTGAATTGATTTATACCCGTAACCGCCGCGCCCGCTGAATCTGTAGTTGCCGTACCGTTATTAACCTGAATACTCTGCGTTGCACCACTTCTAAATTGCGTAACAATATTCATTTGCGTTTCAGTAATGGCTTTTAACACACCATCAAATGACGCATTGTTATAGAAATTCACATCCCCTCCCGCAGTAAGCTCACTAGCCAACCTTGATGAACCGCTTATACCAGCACTTAAAATCCGCTGATTTAGGCTACCAGTATGCTGTTGCGCTACCCATACAATCGTTAAATCCCCTTCCGTTAAAGTATATAACGAGCTTGGAACTAATAAGAAATCACCACCATCAAAGTAAATACAGTTTAGTAGGTTCTGTGTGTAAACTCCGGTTGTTGGCTGCGCGGAGCTAGTGCCTTGCGTTACAGTCACGCCATTACCGTTTACATCAGCCCACGCACTGACTAAGCCAGCAGAAGATGTTATAGTACTACCTACAGACGCATCAAGACGCAGGGCTGGAAGTGGTAAACCTCCTCCCCCATCTATAGCGGAAGAACCTGCTATATTATAAGCAAGATTCGCTGTTTGTGATAAACCTAGGCCATAGCTCATTTCGTGTCATCAACTCTAATTTTTAAAGAAGGGTTAGTTGCACCAGCTAGAACAAATTTTAGCGCAATAGGATGTTGAGGGTCGCTATTACATTCAAAATCAAAGCTGGCTTTGGCGGTTTTAGATATAGCCGTTCCGCCAGAATCTAGGACTGCTATATCGTTTGTAGTGCCTCCGGCTGCATCTGCCGCACCAGCAGGATTAGTAAACACCGTTACCGTACCACCCCCGAAAGTACTATAAATGTGAACCGTGTAAATATTGCGTACCCCCCTATGATTAGTGAGGTTTACAATTGAGTTACCGTTTGCTGTTAATGTTGCATCCCATATTCTTGCCATGTTATTCTCCTGTTGTTATTACGTTATATGTACTTATTAATCCCATTTCTTTTGCAAAAGATTTAGTTTCATTTAGTAATTTTTGTTGAGACGGATTGTTTTTATTAATCGCTATAATCCTATCAATAGCCTTAATACCTTCTTTTTTACTGGTAAGAATCCTCGCAAGCCGTTGTGAGTTTTCTCTATTTAATCCTACAAAACGATTCTGTATTCCTGTGGCAAGCGCATCGGCGATTTCTCGTGCTACCCCACCCCGTCCGTCTCTTATGGCACGTCCCGCCGCTTCTATTAACGGGCTTCCGTCTTCTGCTAAATTAATGTCAGAGCGCGACCCCCCTAATACTTTAAATTTAGTATTTGCCGCATTCATTTCCTCTTGTAACCTTTTGGCAAATTCTTTTACTGTTTGGTCGTCACCAAACACAGCTTTGATTTGGTCTTTTTTATATGGATTGCCAAATATACGGCGCGCTGGATCACCCCCTTCGGCAGTTCTACTAACTGTAGTTTGTAAATTTGCTCTCATGCCTATCTTAAATGCCTCTAATTCGGAAGCGGTCATATTTTTAGCTAGCTTTTTTAATTCTTCTGGATGAAAGTTAGTAAAATCTTTCCCTAGCTTTTGGGCTTCCTCGAGTTCTGCAAATCCAGCAAAGGTTTGGCGGGCTTTCTTATATGTGGGGCTAGCTTTTTCAAGGTAGGGAATCATCTGATTTTTAAGGTCGGTATATGATTTTGCCAATTGCTTCTTACCACCTGAATAAGCGGAGTCTCGTAAATCATCTAAAACCTTTTTCACCCCATCTAAAGTCTCTAAAGAATTTGCGGGAGCCTCAACCCTAACTCCATAGGATTTTTTTGCCTCACTAATAGCATCAATTATACGTTTATCTTGCATAAACTTAAACAATCCTGGGTCTTTGATATTAGGTGCTTCAGAATACGCTTGTTTATAAAGCGGAGCTGATACAAGAGCGCGTGCTTTTGCAACATCATCTAATTGCCCAAAATAAGTATCAACATTAGATATTTTTTTCGATAATAAATTACTTACCCTACTCACAGAGTCATCTGACCGAGTTTCAAGAAATTCGCTTACTATATTTTTTGCTCCGCCAGGAACGCGACCAACTGCTCTCATTAATCCTTGTACCTCATCTCCAGCAATATCTGGCAAAACTCCTATTTCACTATCACTTAGTTGATTTTTTAAGGTAGCTAGATTTACACCAGAAAGACGGCTTGCAAGTATTTTATCTGCATCCCTTCCTTTGTATAGGGTCTTTATCACCTCGCCTGTTTTATTAACAAGTGGCTCGATAACTTTCCCTGCTATAGGGATAGCTCCACCTATAATTGCCCCAGGAATAGCTGATTCTTTTGCTCCCTGTATCCTTTCTTCAACTCCGCCTTCCGCCCCTCCTGCTCCATACAATGCCCCAGAAGCCCCACCTAAGGTTGCGCCCGTGGCAACTTTAAGAGGAAGGCTGGCTCCCTTTATTGCCATTCCTACCGGAAGAGCACTTGCTACCGCTCCCCCAATTTGAGAGGCCGTAGATAATACCGGTCTTTGCTCTTGTTGGGCATTAAGGTTTTGCCTGGCAATATCAATACCGGCATTAACTCCACTCTCACCTTGAAGCAATCCTCCTCCAGTTATCATATCATACGCCTTCGCTCCCAACCCCCCTAATGTACCAGTAATTTCGTCAGCAAAATTTCCAGTTAATCCTTGTAACCCCTGGTCTAATATAGTTCTACCTTTTGTTTGTGATGCAGATGGAAGGGTATATTTTGATTCTTGAGTTTCTAAAGGTAATCCTTGTGCAAAAGACATAACCTCCTCAGGAGTAGTACCCTCTGGCACTTCAAATCTACCTACCCTCCCATCTGGAAATTGTATTTTAGCAACTGGCATTATTCAAAACCTAAAAATTTAATATTGTTTTTTATTGGAGTCATTTGTGGAGCCGTCTCGGCTAGCCCTAAATCAAGAATTACTTGGTCTGGATTCACCCCACTTCTTTCCGCAAGCCCCTTGTATTGGGCAACCCTTTTGTCATGCTGTTCTTGTGAAGTGCCAAATAATTTCTGGCTTCTATCTACAAAATCCGCCCTAACTTTAGGGTCAAGTCTTTCACCAGTTAATAATTTATTCCATTTTGCCCTTGTTGCCTCAGGTACGCCTCCGGCGTTCTGGGCTGTGGCAAACTCTCCTTCCCTAACTGTAGAATTTGGGTCTTGCACCTTCATAAAGTTATATATTAGAGCTATATCGCCAGCCGCGCTGGGGTCTTTAGCAGAAGCCAGTATTCTTGAATAGGCGTCACGCTGGGAAATATAATCCTTTGCCTGAGTAGTAAACTCACCTCTTAATTTAGTCTCCCTGTCAAAAATTTCTTTAGGGTCGCCAAGCTTTAACTTTGATTCCAACTCTTTAACAGCTAAATTATACGTTTTATCCTTATAACTCTTATCATTGATAATATTTTGCCTTTGTAAATTGAGAGATTCTTTTTGTGCCGCTATATCAGCTTTTGTTTTTTCACGTTGTAATTGAATTTCTGGCGTCTCCAAAAACTTATTTGCAATCCCCACTGCCTCGGGCGTTCCCTTATAATAAAGCTGCCGTAGTTTCTTCTGGTCAAATTGCTCTGGTGACATTGATTCTGGAGTTTGCCCAGGGCGGAGGAAGTTTGGTATTTGTTCGCCTGCGAGAATACTGCCTATATCCCTATAACCTTCTTGTTGCGCTCTTTCTTGCGCCCTTCCTATTTCGGTCGCGCCTAAAGTAGCCGCACCCCAAAAGCCACGCCCAGCCAAACTAGCAGCATCTGAAAGTCCTTCGCCAGCCATATTACCAGCCTGCTTTATATAATCCCAAATACTAGCCATTCACCACCTCCATTTTAATACCAATCATGTCATAAAGAACGTGCAAATAACCCTTAATGACAATCACAGCTTGTGGCATAATTTTCAGCACATCTTGCGCCATAACACCGCGCCATCTAGTAGGTTGGTTTATGTAGTTAAATTCATAAATATCAAACTTTCCATTTTGTGAAACTTGTTTGATATTTTCTTTTAGGCGGCTATCACTGGCAGCGGCGGCAATAGCTGCCTGAGTTCCCGCAGGTCCCAACGCACCCGTTATCTGTCCAACTAATCCAGTATCCCTGGTATATCCTGTACCGCCACCACCAGAAAGCATGCCAGCTAAACTAGCCAGATACTGTTGTAATTGAGCCGGGGCATTTTGTGCTGCTGTATTGGCGTTACGGAAAGAAGTACCAACATCAAATAACGATTGCATATTTTGTTGGTTTAACTGCCTAGTTTGTCCTATATCTGCAATTGTACGACTGGCAGCTTGCTCAAAATTATTCGCTCTACCGGTTGCGGATACATCACCTACAGTTTGTAGGAAGTTCTTTTGTAATTCCGATTCTAATAATCCCCTGCGATTACTACCGAACCCCCCAGCATCCGAAGCAATAGCCGCAATATCACTAAATCCACCTTGTTGTTGTGTATATAAATCCCTGATAGCATTCTGAATAACCTGCTCATCATAAGGATTCATAAAAGTTGATAAACCAGTGTTAAACTGTTCTGGTGAAATTTGATTTATCGGAGTGCCAAAATAATCAGCTGCTTGTTGCTGTTGTGCGGTAATAGGCGCCGGTGAGAAATTCTGCGCTGTAAGCCCTTGAGCGTTCTGCAGGGCGGTTGTGTACATTTTCTGCGCCTCAGGCGCAAGGCTGTTAAAGCCAGTTGGAGTTTGGCTTGTTACAACCTGTTTATCTTTATCACCAAATAACTTCCCAAATGTTTTACTCACCTTACTACCTCATAAAAACAATGCGTTTGGTCTGTATCTGCCACCATAAAGCCAGCATCAATCAGACGTTTGATATACTTTAAGCCCTTGACAGAGCTATAAATAAGCTCATATCCACGAGATAACGCAAGTTTCTTGATTTCTTCTATAAGGAGAGTCAAGGCAGTATCCCGCAAAGATTTTTCTATCTTAGGATTACAAACAACAAACTCAAAAACACATATTTTTGAATCGGTGTTATATAACCACCCTGCACATAGGGGGATATCTGCCTCAATAATTAAACCAGTGGAGCTTAGATGTTGCGGTTTTGGGGCGAAAGAACCGTGCAACTGCCACCATTCTTGAATCATAGCATAATCTGCAAGAAAATCAAACTTTCTTGTTACCATCCCACACTTAATGTTCTCCTGTCCCATTTCAAACTGCCACTTATATTTAAAAGTTTATATTCATAGGTCGCATCATTAACAATATCTCCTTCTTGGTCGGTAGCATCAACGTCCGTTGCGTTAGCTGGAGCCGCTCTTGTGGTAAACCTACCCCTTCCTTGTACAAACTGTTGGGTAAGATTCGCCCAGTCATCAACATCATCATTTCGTATACGGATAACTTCCCTTAAAATGCCAGGTATCTGCTTATCATCCATAAGTAAAGGGTATAATTCGTTCATGCGCGTGACCCCGGAGCTAAAATTTCTTGCCAAATACCAGCTTTCCAGTTCTGGTCTATCACACTTCCGGTAATTACATACTGCCAATAACGGGCTGAAGTCTCGTATTGTATGTAATTAAAGGCTTCGGTAACTGTAAAGGGGCCTTTAGAAGCAACCGTACTCGATTGAGGGTAATCTTTTAAATTAATAGTAACTGTTATATCGCCATTCTGCAAGGAATCAGGAATAATACCCTTTAAATTACCCTGGTCTTCCCCTGAGGTGTAAAATGGGGTAGTTAGTGTAAATGTTAGAGCGTCCCCATCGTCATTATAGCCCACTTCGTGTTTATAGACAATATTATCGCTTGCAATCAGATATGGATATTGTCCTAAAACAACCGGAAATTCCGCTGCCGTCCTGTCCATAGTATCCGGAGTGTGTGTATATTCTTCTATATTAATTCGAGCCACTCTGTCACATTCGTTAGAATTCGCAGAAGGATAATGAAACCAAACTTCATTAAAAGTTTCATTAAACCATGCAAATATCTTTGATTTCTGAGCGTAATTTAAATCATTATAGATGTAATTCTTGAGTGTGGTTTGCGACGTAGAATTGGACCGAATAACAACCACATTACCCCCTGTATACATATAGAAGTTTTTATCTCCCATCCAATATACAATACCATTTTGCGAAACTCTTGCATTTTGCGCTATAATTCCAGAGCTATTATCTAACAATTTAACCTCCCATATCAAGGGACGGTTAATATAACGGAAAGTAAAAACCTGTGTGCTTGTGAATAACAGATTCAACCCACGTGATGGGGCGTGTGATATCCACTTAGAGGCTTGCGCCTCATCATTTAAATAAACTTGATTTTGAGCGGTAGATGTCCATACGGTTATATCAGTGATATCCGAGGCCTGTATACGATTCTCTACATCAGATGCACCAAGAGTTACTACTATATTATTACTAACAAACACATAATTTACTGCCGTTGGTGCGTTCGTTAGTAATGCAGGGGCTTCTAAAAGGCTGTTATCCCATAGATAAACCCCAGTTTGTCCCCCTGGTGTCATAACAACATCAGTACCATAAGAATCCATTGACCATATGCGAGGGTCTGCTGGAATGCCGGAGTATTTTGGCACCCCATATAATCCCACGCCATATAACCCAAGACCATACCCCACACCAAAAGTTGAATCACATTCTCCCGCAGGGATTTCTTGTTGAATTGTAGTGCTTGCGCCGCCTGCAGCAGATACACTTGATGTAGCTATAGTATCACATACTATATCCATAGTATTTGTGGCAACATTACGGATAATATGCTCTATATTTATATCCGCACCGGGAATACCGCCAGTTGCGGCGGCTCCTGCCAATTTAATACGTGCGCCATTTGATAACCCGTGCGCTGCTTTTGTGATTGTGATTATTCCTGTTTTACGTACAACACTTGCACCGCCTCCTGAACCAGAAGAAGAGGCGTTACTTGTTACGTCCACACTAAATGAATTTGTGGTTTGTTCCCTTACAAAATGACTTGTGTTAATTTCAGTATCGGGAATACCGTTAGTAGTAGTTGCGCCGCTTAGTACAATGGTGTCACCAACTCGCACTTTTGTTGCGGTATCGGCAATTGTAATAGTATTGGAGCCGCTAACCGTGGTAACGGGATTATTCCCTAAAGTTCCGTAAGTAGTAGCAAGTGAATTTGCTATTGCAACAGGGGTTGCAACCACAGGAGTAATGTTAGTAAGTTGAGAGCCAAATATATTAAAAAGATTAGTATCGGTACCAATAATATACTGAACATTACCATTTACATAATGGCTGAATATACTCCTACTACATCCAGAAATTACCGCATCATCATCAAATAAAACCGATTGCCAGCCACCTATCTTAGCCGGAAACCCATCAATAAACCTAATTTTAGAAGCGGCAACAAAATGTTGAGTTGCTTGCGCGGTGGAATCAACAGAGGATTCCACCCCAGCCAATACCTGAATAGGGCGCAAAATGTCTTTCATTACAATCCGTTAATAGCCGTTATTAATGTTTGATATTCAGATATATCAGCATCAATATGATGTCCATGTTCATTAATTAGTTCTAATTTATTTTCTGAATATTCAAAGAATTTTCCTTCTTCCAGGGGAAATCCAGGATGGGAAGATGTGAAATCTTGAAATGTTGCCTCGTATGCTCCATTTCTATAAATCGTATTATCTGGATGGTATTTAAATATATACATAAATTATACCTTAATATTTAATAATTTTTGTTAGAGCTATCCATGGAGGGGTTGAAGTAACTGCATTACCAGTGAAAGTAGCCGATAATGAGCCGCCACTATGATTGTGTGAGCCGCCTCCACCCGTGGCTTTAGTAAGGCGCGCGGTAGTTGTGCTCGCACCGGCTAAATCCCCACCAGAAACCGGAAATGTTGAACCGTTTCCATAGTTGTTGGTATTGGCTATAGGGGTATCATGTTGATGTGAAGGCATTTCAGAAATGCTAATAGTAGTAGAGCCTGTAGTGCCCGTACTACCCGATACTGAACCGGTTGCCGTGGTTGTTTCTAATCCCCCACCAGTATTATTCAAAGAATCTGCATTAGCGTCTGTAATTCTATTAGCACTACTACCACCAAGGTTATCCAATCCTATGTGTGAACGTCCGCGGCTATCAGGCAGGTTGAATGTGGTTGAACCATCACCAGAGCCAAAAGCAGTACCAATCACCCCAAATAACGCTGAATATGTAGTACGACTTACAGCCTGTCCATAGGTAAGTAAAAATCCAGTAGGGGCAGAGGTGCCGGCGAAGTCTAGCATAGCACCGACCGGCATCGTTTCATAAAGAAGAGAATCTAAACTTGTAAAGTTCGCATTAAGCTCCGCACCCCATAAATCCTCATCAATAGGGTCGGCTATGGCCGGCAAGTTGAAATCATAATTAGGTGTTGTTGTCGCCATTATTGCCTACATGTGTATGGTTATAACATGCCGTACCCATATGCAGAACATCACGGGTTAGGTCATGGTCTACAAATAGAGAAATGTTATTTGCTTTGCATAAATCAGAAAAGAAATAATCTTCCCCACCGCATGTTTGTGTTTTAGGATTCCAGGGAAATTGGAACCGTGGCTTTACTAAACTCTTAATCGCACTCATCTTGATTAACACAACGCCAAAAGGTATACGCCCAACTTCTTCTATTCCGGTCTTTTCTCTTGAATCACAAACCTGTCCATCAGTACCTAAAACTAACCACCTTGCAGAAGCTTTTTTTGTTACGTAATTCGCGCAAACAATATCCTTATCGTGTTTTAAAAGCTTATCCACCGTATCTGGTGGGAACAACATATCAGAATCAAGGCATAGCGCGTAATCATACGGAGCAGCTAAATCAAGCAAAGACTCACGCAAATGCAGTAAGTTTGAACCTTGTAGATTGAATACATCGCCTCCACTATGTTTAACGAGGTTTGCCAGGCAGTATCCAAACCCAGCAAACCACTGGAAACCAGAGGGGATTAAAATTGCTAATTTCATTATACTTTAACTACCAATATGTTAAATATAACTGTTCCATTAAGTGCAGTTGCAGCCGTGTTATTGCTTAATGTAACTGTAATTGTGTTAGTGGAACATACAGCCTTATAACCATAATTTTCTGTTGCTGTATTACTACCACCTGCTTTTGTAATAAATACTATATCTGTTGCGGCAATTCCCGTGTAAGTAATTGTTGCAACGTGCGTTGCGCCGCCTGCTGTAGTTATGGATGCAGAAGTAACCTGCGCACTCAAAGTAGTCATTGTTCCGGTAGATGTTCCGCCAGTTCCAGAAAGTGTAACAGCGGCATTTCCACCACCAACGACAAAAGAACCACTTGCGCCTGGGTCACGTAAACTAACAACACGTGAAGCCGCTGGTGCTACAGCACTAATAGTTGTAGTAGCTGTTGTTCCAAGTACCAATTGATTGGTAGTGCCAGGAATAGTAATTGCACCAGTAGTATCTGCAATAGTTGTAACTGAATTCTGTAACAACTTACCAGTTGTGCTGTCGAATCTTGCAATCGCATTGTCGGTTGATGATGCGGGGCCATCTACAGCGTCCGCGCCAGAGGCTATTTGATTCGGTGTAAAATATACAATCTTACCTGTTGAGGTATCATAACCAGGTATCTTGTCATCAGCCGCAGCGTTTCCGCTTGATGCTGTAAGTCTTCCTAAATCTTGCGCTGTTAAAATCTGTCCTACCATAGTTATCTCCATGAATTATAAAATTGTCCGTATGAATTAGAAAAAGATTCGTTTGGCGTTAAAATCCCTGACGATGTACGTTGATATGTTTCGTCCATAACGTCTCTGAACTCCTCTCTTGTCTTCTTTCCGTAATACTCTGCCATTACCGAATCACGCTTGTAAGAAGCATAAATATCTTCAAGGGCAGCAAAAACAATCATTCTATCGGTATAGATAGTAAAATCATTCTCATCACCATCTGCCACAAGCTCCGCATAAGTTTTCCTATAATTTAGGTAAATCGTATATGCTTGCTCAGGGTAGAAATATAAAAGATACTCTTCATTTCTGTACGTATAACAATATGGCAGTCCTTGCCCTTCTGCATTATCCATATCGTAAATATCTGGCTTTACCTTAGTTAAAGGATAACGCAGTTGATTATAAACTATAACAAAGCCGCCTGGGTTTACATCATTCTTAAAATCAGCAGGAATATCTGGTATTACAGGGTCGCCAACATTCAAGGTAATAGCTACATCAGCCTGTGAAAACCAAAAATGCTTGTTGTTATACTTTTTAATAACCGAGTTGATAGTATCGCCAATCTGGGGAGTTGTAGGATATTGCAAGTCGCCATCAGTCAACTTCGCTGCAATCTCCGTTTTCAACTCCCCAAATGTGGCCATGTATTATACCTGATAGGATATAGTACCGTTAAAAGTAATCGTGCCAGTTGTGGTTGTTGCAGCGTTATTTTGCACTACTACCCAGCCATCAGCTTCTGCAACAAAAGTTGCGCCAGCCTTCTCATCAAAGTATGAAACGCCGCCTGCCTGCGCGATTGTAGATGCAGAAATAAAAGCATCTAAATCGTCAGTGTAGGTAGCCGAATCGTCATAAACGTAACCAACATCAAGCGTTACGTTAGTTGAGGAATCTAAATCATCTGATACAATGGCTGAACCATAAGAAACCGTCATCCCTTTTTGGAAAGGAAAGAATCCCATAATGGTATCAGTGGCTGTTGTTGCTGGTACAGAAATACTCCGTACTATTGAACGCGGACCATCGTGTTGACCACTTGGTGCTAGATTATAAGAATCAGCACTTGTGTAGCCTGTTGCGAAAATTGTAGGTGAAGTCATTGTTTATCTCCTAGTAAGTATGTGGTGCAGCGTAGGTGGAGATTACAAGCGAGCCGTAATCTTCTGAATCAAAACGAAGTTTCTTAGCTCCGTAAATCATCCTAGCTTCAAGAGCTTTCGTGTATGAGAAGTCTTTCAACTCATCAAAATATTTCAGAGGCACGTTGCCGCTTTCTCCAAATTTTTGAATGTCTCTTAAATCACCCGTGAAAGCAGAACCAAAAGCCAAGGCATTCTTACCGCAGAAAACCGCACGCCTTACAGTACTAATCGCATCGCTAGTGCTTGAGTGTTGACCAAATGCAACACGGTTTGCAACAATGATATTAGTTTTAGCGTACTTGCCTACTGGCTGATAAATATTAGCCGCAGCAGTTTCAAGGTCTTGTGAACCTGCAGTAGTAGAAGCTAATGTGTTAGCATACCAAGTGATTTTACCGGAAGTATCGCGTTTAAGGTCGGTAAATTGCTCAGGCGAAATATATAAATCGTATTCTTCACCCATTAACGGCTCAGCGGTCGGATAGGTTAGAGCTATCTTTTCTTGCGCTGCGTCAATTAAATCTAAGGTGAAAGTGTCTGCTGAAGTTAAGGCTTGGTCTGTTGCCTGTCCACCAGCGCGTATAATACGATTCGTTGATGGAGCTGTAACGGTGTTAAGTCCAGTTACAAACGAACGGTTACTACCAGAGTAAGTAGTGTTATCAACTGTAATGGTTGTTGAGTATACACCCGCTAACTGGTTAAATACCGAAGCATCAAGACGCGACATATGGAATTGATTCAAAGCCGTTTTAGCGGTTTTGTAGAAATCAATATATGTTCTAATTTGTTCAATTGTATCGTCATTCGGGGAAGCTACCGCATGGCGGAATACGTTCCATGACATAGTGAAAGCCTCATTGTTCAATGCTTCTTCATTGCCAACAAGAGTACCGCCCTCACCTTGACCTATACCATTTAGAATAGTCGTGAATGAGATAGTAGTTTCATCACCACGCTTTGCCCTCATAAGGTCTTCAGGGCGCATAATTGTACCACGCAGCATCATTCTGCCAGCGTGAGTCATTTTAATCATCTCAAGGAGTGTTTTAGTTTCCCAGAGTTTTACTGTATTTGGATTGCTCGAAAGCATAGGCGTTACTGCCATGGTTAATCTCCATAATGTTGTGTGGAAGATTACTCTAATGACAGTATATTATTACAACCCTACTGTGGGTGAGTGAGTAATATGAAAAATGTCTATACAAGCATTATATGGATGCAGGAAACCGTGACAATCTAACTGTAGCAAATATTAAATAACAATGCAAGTCTTTTTTATAAACCCATCATTTTAGCCTCTGCCCTGCGGATTGCCTCGTCAAGCGCATTCGAGCCCTCTTTCTTTAAAAGCTGGTCAATACTCATTTTGGCTACAGTTTCGGCGGAAAGACTACCGGTATTGTCATTGTTAGAACTGCCTATTAAATTGGCATTCTTCCTCATATTATTATTTATAGAATCAATATTAGGCTTAGTACTGTTGCTTTTTTTAGATTTTTCATAACCAAGAGTTTGCGCCATTTCATAGAAATACTGCGCTGGATTCTTGCCTTTTGAATAAGTCATGCTTGCATGTTTAAGGCGTTCATTTTCCAAGTGCGCATCAATCTGCGCATCGGTTGCTTCTGGATATTCAAGCTTGATTAGTTTTTTATTAACATTCTTGATATGCGTAATAGCAGCATCATAATCATCAAGTTTATTTGATTTGATGTATTCCTTTTCAACCATATCAAGCCCACGCCTTACACCTTCCACCTTCGCCATTTCTTCTGCCATCTGGGCGCGTCTTTCGGCAGCTTCTATTCTTTTATTAGTCTGCCTTAGTGTCCATCTTATATGTTGGTCGGGGTCTAAATCAACATCTGGTTCAGGGTCGCTATCCTCCTCTATCTTTGGCTTGACTCGCGCCTCCTCCCTGCCCTCAAGACGTGCTAACCTTTCCCTAAGCTCGCTTAATTGTTTATCTTTTTCCTCGGCAAGTTTCTTTTGTGTTTCTGCCTCTGCCTTAGCGGCCTTGCTCTTTTCACGAATTTTCTTCCAAGCTCTTGCATCTTTAGAATCTTTGGGTAACTCTTCTTCCTCTTCTTCTTCTAAAGGAATTTCTTCTTCTGCCACCTCTTCAGTCTTAGAAGCCTCCAAATCTTCCTCTGCCGCAACTTCCTTAATTTCCTCTTTTACTTCTTCTTTAATTTCTTCCTTTCCAAAATTAGCTTCAGCCTCGGAAAGTTTCTTTTCTAATTCGGTTGTATCGAAAATATTCATTCTCTATCCTTCAATAGGTTGGTTAAGCGGATTATTTCTTGCTCAGCTTCTTTAAGAGACTGCTTCAGCTTCTTGATTATTAGTCTCATTTTCGCCCAAGCCTTGTCGTCTTTGCCAGTCATTCCATAATTCCACAGTAATCGGGTCAGGTTGAGTGCGGTATAAACCACGTTGATTTAAAGGAAGTCGCGCCCGTGCTATTTTTCTCTTTAATACAATTTCCTCAGGGTTTGGTATATCTCCCCCGAATAATTTAGCACGTAGTGTATCACCTTCCTTGCATAAATAAGTTGCCGGAGGGCAGAAATACCACGTATAAGGTCTGCGAGATTCCTTTATTACAAATTCCATTTTAAATACTCACACTAACATTGTCAACCTTTACTTTCTTAAGTAGCTGATTCTCCATATTCTTTTGATTGGCTTCTGCCAGGGTGCGTGCAGTTTCTGCCTTTTCCCTATCTGTAGAAGCAATTTTGTATTGAGATTCAGCAACATCCCTTTCTATCTTAGCCTTTTGTGCCGCAGCCGTCAACTGTTGAATTTGAGCCTGTTGTTGTTGTTGTTCTGGACTTGGGTCGGGGCTTAACATTTGCTGTAAACGTTTCTTATCTTGATACTTCATTCCAGGTATATACTCAACCACCATCGGGTAAATATCTTTACCAAGCAACGCAACCTGTTGGGCAATAGCCAAAAGAATAGAGCCGGTTTCTGCTTGTTGCGCTGGAGAGGTTTGCATTTCCCCGATTTTAATATCGTACTCCTGCATGAATAACTCCTTGCGCAGGTACTCTATCCGAGTAGTACCATCATCATTTGGAACCTTTAGCGGACGAGGGCGATTATCAGCCAAAATACGCATCCAGGTTAGCATTAGTCTCGCAGCTTCTATCTGATAAAGCGATATAGAATCCATGAATGCAGCAAGAACGGAGGACGCTTGATTAATTCGTTGCGCTTCCATCAATGCTGACACTTGTTTATTCTCACTGGAGCCAAGGAACTCTTTATTAATTCCCGTTACTTCTCCCATAGATTCGTTTGATATCTGATATACATTCTCAAATCCCGTTGGTAATGCGGCAGTTGCTTTTGGTTGTATCATGCCTCCGGATAACGCACCATCATTCACCTGAATAGCCGCCTTAGTAGAAGCATACTGTCTTTCAAACCTTTGTGGGTCATCAACAGCCATTTTCTCATACATCACGCCACCCTTAGAGTTGAAAGCTATGGTGTAGAGTATTTCAGTTAATGCTTTATTGGCATAGCGGGAAGGCTCTTGCAACTGCCTTACCATTCCATACCAAATTTTTAATTCTTTGTCGTAGTATCCAGTCTTTACCTTAATAGTAAATCCTTCCTGGTTAGGGGATTTAAATTTAGTAAACACCTTGGTTTCACTTAAAATGGAAGTATAAAAGCACTTCTTTAAATACTCCTGTACATCCATTGTAACACCAAATTCTTTTAATGCCGCAACTACATCATTCTTAATTTTGGCGGTCATTACTAGGGTATCAGCAGAAGGGTCAAAGCTAAATAAATCATCTTTAACATACTGGTCTTCCAGTTTAGCCCTGTTTTCTTTTACTATTTCTAACAACACTACAAGCTTTTCCGCCAGCTCCGGAGGTAAATCCTTCAGTGGGTTGTTAGCGCGGTAGTAAGTTTCTAACTCCCACCACTGATAGTAATAAACTTGTACTAAATCCTCCTCTCTCTCATAATCAACTGAAATAGCCGTATATTCCCCATCAAGCGGGTTAAATACTTTACGTGACATATCATCAGTTGCTTGGTCAAAATCTTGAGGCTTGGCGTCTTTAAATCTTTTCTCTGCTTCTTCCAAAGAATATTTGCGCCGTCTATATATCCAACGACTATCAAGCAAATTAGGTGCACACGCCTGCGAATCCCAACCTAAATCATCATAAGGTATTACTTCGCCTTTTACTTCCCCGTCAGGGTTAATTTCGTAATTCACATTTGTGTCTATTGCACCGTATCCACAAATAACCATTTCTCTATCCTGGTCAGATTCATAGAAAGACATGTTTGCATTCTGACGCAAATATTGAGAGCCAGCATTTAGAACCTCAGATAAAGCCTGTTGCTCTTCATTGTTCTCTACTCGTGCTGAGTATTCAGGCTCACGCCTTAACTGCCTCATGAAGCCTGTAACAGCTTCTACATAAGGCATAACTTTATTGAATACGATTGTCTGGGTATTGCCCGACTGGTCGGTCACTGCTGCTGTGTAAATTCCCTGGTCGCCGGAGTAGAAGCGGTGCGCTTTACGAGCGTAATCATGCTGCTGTGATAAATAACCACTGCTGATATCTTTATGTTTTAAAAATTGTTTAATTAAATCTGCGTCTGATATCATTACCATGCCATGAAGTCGGAGTTATTTCCCAAGTAATCCCTCATGGATTGCCCTGGTTGCAAATAGATTGTTTCTATCGCGGGAAAAGAAGCCCGGACTTCATTGTCACAGATGCGCGAAAAAGCATCTAGTAAGTCATCATGTCGACCAACAGGGAAGGTTTCTAATTCTTCTTTTACAAAGATACTTACCAACTCCTCTGTTTCACCTTTGATATTACTATATATTATCTTTCGTGGCAACAAAACTCTTTGCGATTCAAAAAGAGGGATACATTTACGGATTCTATCCTCTTTCTTAATCTGTCCTCCCACTTCTTTTACCGCAAATCTATAGTTAAGCTCTTGTTGACGCTTCTTTAAAAAGAAGTTATCAGTCATCATCCCGTATTGCTCTGATACTACTATAGGTGGTTTTCCGCCTTTTTTATTCCACTTTTTATGTAATTCAAATAATATATCAATGCGTTCTGTAGGGTTAAGCCTATCCCTAACCATATCAAGTATGTAATAGTTATTGTCCTTCGCAAGTCCGATTACCACCATCGCAGTAAAATCAGGGCTGTTATTTTCTTTATTTTTTTTAGAATTAGCAGGGTCATACATAATATAAATATTCATACCATGCGCACTAAAGTTCTGCGCATAGCTATCGTAATACTGCAACCACTCTGTTTTAAATTCTCCCCCACCAACGGGAGCAGGATTCTGCATATATTGCCCTGCGAACGCATAAGCCCCAAGGTCTTTCTCAAGCTGGTTAAGTACGTTATTATTAAGGCGCGCAGGATGCAGATACTCCCCCTCCTCCTTCTCCCACGTTCGTTGCCCGACGGTGATAAATGTTTTCTTTATGAATTGTGCAGGCAACACCAATTCATGCCAATGCCCCCTACGTTTCAAATGTCCAGTAGTATCATCTTCATGTACACGCTGCATAGTTCCTACCACACGCCCTTTATTCTGGTCGTTCAGTCGCGTCATAAACACTTGGTCTATCCAGTCGTTGGTTGAAGTCCTGACAACTTCTGAGCTTGCTTCATCAGGCTTGATAGGGTCGTCAAATATTAGAGTGTCGCCACCCTCACCAGTGGCAGAGCCACCAACTGAGGTTGCTATCCTATGCCCTCTCATAGTGGTTTGAAATTTCTGCTTTTCGTTTTGGTCATCGGCAATCTTAGTTTCAGGAAACGCCGCCTTATACCAGTCGGATTGTATAACGAGCCTGGTATCAACGCTATGCTTTGTCGAAAGTGCCTGCGCATATGAAGCGCAGATAATCTGGTGTGATGGATATTTACCAAGCAGCCACGCCGTCCAGGCAATAGTCACTGATATGGATTTCATGGAGCGCGGCGGCATATTGATAAGTAGCCGCTTTATTTCTCCTCTCTCAACCGCCTGTAAATGTTCTACGATGCAGTGGATATGCCAGTTATCCTCATAAACCACACCAGGCGAAACTGTATTAAATACCTGCTCAGTAAATGCAATCTGGTCAACAGCTAATAATGCGGTAAATTCTTCTGGTGAAAGCATTCTACTCTATTTAATTAAGTGTAACAAAATAAAATGTTACAGATTTTCCTTGGTTTTAAGTATTCCGCCCGTGGCAACTTGGCATTTATTATTAATTTACGTTACGATTTAAGCGGTTTTCCTGCTCGGTTTGTAACATTATTTTATGTTACATCTATGGTAACATCCTGCATCTTGTTAAAATCAGGCAACAACCGACTCATAGCCCTCATTACTATAGTTTTTTGGCTCTCTGATAAATCGGCTTCTCTCGCAATGGTTCCTTCTACCTCATTGCGTATCATCTCTATTGCCTTTACGTCCCCTGTTTGGAGTGCCTTAGCAAATAAAGCGATACCAAGCGCGTCCTCTCCCAGCATCTTTGCATCTTTGCCATCTAAATCTTTATAATAAATTTCGGTTTTCATTAATTCTAAAAGGCGCGTTCTTAATAGCTTAGTGCCTTTTTGCCTACCTTTTGGATTACCTGATTGCCCTGGCTTCCACTTCAAATGCTCGGGAGGAAAATTATTACGAGTGATTTTTTTCTCGGTGCTCATAATGTGCTAACTCTTTTTACATCATATAAGGATTCATTCTTGTATCTATACCAGCTCCCGCAAGTTGGGGAAACTCATGCGCATTAAAACTAAATACATTAAGATATTGTTTTGCCAGGTATAAAATGGTTGAATCTGGTTGAGACAGGGTGGTTAATCTAGGCCCCAAATATCCACCAGTAAATCTAATAGTATTTTCATTTGTATCAATGTAGTACTGCACTCTATCGCCAAACTTATTTTCTCGCACTCCGACCCTTGGTATTTTAATTGGCACTCGGAGCGCGTCCATATCTGCCTTTAGTTTATCTATTCTAATTTTTTCTGCTGATATATTAAGGCTCTTCAAGTCCTCTGCAGAAACAGAAGTTATAATTTTGTTCTCAGGCTCTATTTTATCGAGCATATTATTCTCTTTTAAGATTTTTAAATATCCATCACGCCCTTTGACATTACTAATATCAAGGTTGTTCTGTAAACATATTTTTCTCAATTTTAATGGATGCACTAGCAACCTTTTTTCTTTTTTTGTTTTGTTTTAGCCATAATATATATCCTGTTTGTTTTAGATGACAACCTCCAATCCTTACGCAGGATTGATACACCCACCAATCTGAATCCTTGCCTCATGCGCGGTTTTTTTCCTGGTTGTGTAGGAACAATAAGAGGTGCGCATATACTATGATACTGGATTTTATGGGGATGTCAAGTGAAACTACATTATTAATCTGCCAATAACGAACCCAAAATCAACCCGAGTACTAACAATATTAAAGATAATACATCACGTTGTGTAAATTGATACATAACTACTCCCAGATAGACTTTAAAAATCTCCATGGTGAGTAAAACTCACTTATAGCACAATCCCTAAACTTGCCATAAACCAACCATTCCGCAATCACGAGGGGCATCACTACAAATACCAATTGTGCAGGTATCAGTATGGGCGCAAGGATTATCGTTCTTAACAGTTTGCTGAAAAATTGCATGTATTACACCTGTATGATGATAAGCTGTTGAGAAGTATCGTTATCTTAAATAGTTGCACGATGTTGTATTACACCCTACCAATATTTTATAACAAAATGTAAAAATATAAACGCAAGCGCGGCATATATTGCTGATTCCAGTAATACAGCCAAACCGTGTAATATTCCGCGAAACCATAATTTGTATTTACTCATCTAAAACACTTATCCCGTTGTTTTATAATATTATCCGTATTTATTTTTCAAGTTTTTGAGTTTGACAGGGGAAAGTTAGCA